AAGAAAAACTTTGATATTCCTCACCCATCAAAAGAAGGGTATAGACTTCGACACACCTGCCCAGAGGCACCTTATAATGATGTTTATGTTCGTGGAAAAATAAAGAATCAAACTGAAATTGAATTGCCTTCTTATTGGAAGGATTTTGTTGATACACAATCAATTACTGTATCTTTAACTCCAATTGGAGCGCATCAAAATGTAATTGTAAAAAGAATTGACAGTAATAAAGTTTATCTTCAAGCACAGGGAGCAATTCCTATTAATTGCTTTTATCATATTTTTGCTGAAAGAAAAGATGGAGAAAAATTAATTCCAGAATATCAAGGACAAGGACCACAAGATTACCCAGGAAATAATGATGAATATTCTGTTCTTGGATACCACTATCATGTAAAAGAGTAAAAGATGGACTTATTTAAACCAGTCAAAGTTGGTAATAAAAATCCAGAAGACGTTTCGACTTTTGGAAACCTTTCAATGAGATTTGATTATGTTGTAAAAGGTTTGACTGTCGATGATCTTTATCCACCAGAAGCAGTAACTCCATGGCTTCATTATAATATGAGGGTTGGTAATCTTCGTGCTGATGGAGAAGTAGAATCTCAATTTGGACTTCATAGACTTTCTAATAAGAAAAATTTTGATATTCCACACCCAAACAAACCTGGTTGGAGATTGAGGCATACTTGTTTAGAAGGTCCAGAAAATGCAGTATATTTCAGAGGTAGACTTAAAGAAAATAATGTAATTGAACTTCCGGATTATTGGAAAAACTTTGTAAATTATGAAAGTATTACAGTATCACTTACACAAATTGGTTCTTCTCAAGATTTAATTGTAGATAAAATTGAAGGTGAATCAAAAATTTTTATTCGATCTGGAAATAAATCTCCAATTGATTGTTATTATATGATTCATGCAGAAAGAAAAGATGGAGAAAAATTAATTCCAGAATACCAAGGACAAGGACCACAAGATTACCCAGGAAATAATGATGAATATTCTGTTGCTGGTTATCATTATGATACAAAAGATGGAGTTATTAAATGACTTATAAATCTATTCTTCAAAATGTGGTACCTTATTATGGTCCAGCTCAAATTGGTCTATATCATACAATTAATGAACCAGTTTATTATGGTGGGCCAAATTCTTGGCAAGTTGATGATGATATTAATGTTGACGATGCACAAATTAACACTTCTGGAATTAGTAGTGCAAATATAAACATTCTTGATGTCTTATCCTTTCAATCATCATATCAAGTTAGCAAAGGAGTCTTGAGTGGAATAACATCATCGAATAGATTAAACTTACAATTTGATCCAAATACTGCTATTTCAATTTTTTTCAACTCATATACAACAGTTGCAATAACTAGTGCTGGTGTTGGAACTAATATTATTCCTGCAATAGTTGATCAAACACAAGTTATTGTTGGTGAGTTATTTGTAAATGGTGCATTTAATATTCCTATTGTTGGTTTTGGGACAACAGTGGTTGTTGGTTTTGGGACAACTTCAGTAATTTCTCTTGCATCTACTATTAGTTCTGGTATTTCATCTGGAGATACTTTGAGTTTCAAGAAATCTGATTGGACAAGTGTACCTTGGGTCAATGGAGAAGGTGGCAGGATGATTGATTTGAATCTTGCAAATAATATGGTTATTGTTGGTGGAATTGCTACTGTACCAATATGGAATTTTCAAAATTTTCCAAATCAAAATTCAAAAATGGCAACTATTACAGTTGTAGGAATTGCGACACAAGTTATTGCTGGAACTGGAGCATCTAATGTTTATTATTCTGGTGGTAATGTATCTGCTGGTTCATCGTTTAAAATGGATGGAGAATATCAATATATAAATTCAAATATTCAAAATATAAACTGGTCTAATGGTGCCACACCAGATTTTATAAACGCTCAAGATACTCTGATTACATTTAGAATTTTAAAAGATGATGCAGGTACATTACGTGTTTATGGCACAAAAGAGTTTTAACTCTACTCCTTGACAGGACCCCCTCTGTCGTGCTATGATACCTGAGTAATCAACAGACGAACCAATGCTAGAAGAAACCCTGTCACGTTGCGTTGTAGACCCTCTCAAGCGGACTGTGTATCTGTATTCTAATGAAGGTAAAGAAAAGCAAGTGACCTGTGAGACTATAGACCAGTTTATGAATGTATTAGAATTAGTTCGTTCTCGTGTAAGCGATGACTGCCTTGCGTATACAAATCCTTTGTAAGTAGTTATGATTGTAATGCTAAAATAATCGAGTGTAAAGGAAGTGTTCAAAGGAGGTTGGGATTTATTCCAATCTCCTTTTTTTATTGCTAAATAACTTGTAAAGGAAACTGTAAGTAATACAAAAATGGGTCTCTCCAGATTAGATAATTTTTTGAAATCAGTACGTGGTACGATCATATATGTTGACCCTAATAGTCTTGACTCAACTGATAGTATTGAGAATCAAGGAAATAGTTTAACTCGCCCATTTAAAACAATTCAAAGAGCACTAGCAGAATCATCAAGATTTTCATATCAAAGAGGTTTAGATAATGATAGATTTGCAAAGACAACTATTCTTTTATATCCTGGAGAGCATGTAGTTGATAACAGACCAGGATGGATTCCTGATGGTATTGGAAATTTTAGATTAAGAAGCGGAGTAACATCTAGTGATTTCCCAGCATGGGACCTAACAACTACATATGATTTAACATCAACCAATAATGCTCTTTATAAACTTAATAGTGTTTATGGAGGAGTTATTATACCTCGTGGAACATCAATTGTTGGATTAGATTTAAGAAAAACAAAAATTAGACCAAAATATGTTCCAAATCCTGTAAATGATAATATTGAAAGGACTGCTCTTTTTCGTGTAACTGGTGGATGCTATTTTTGGCAGTTTTCTATATTTGATGGAGATGCAAATGGGCAAGTTTATACAGACTATACTACAAACTTATTAGTACCAAATTTTTCTCATCACAAACTTACTTGTTTTGAGTATGCTGATGGTAAAAACGATGTATCAATCAACGATATTTTTCAGACATATTCTACAGATAGAACTGATCTGGAAATGTATTATGAAAAGATTGGTCTTTCTTATGGACAATCAAGTGGACGTGCTATTGAACCTGACTATCCTTCTGTTGGTCTTGATATTCAACCAAAGATTGATGAATATAGAATTGTTGGCCCAACCAGTGGAGAAGTTGGAATATCGAGTATTAGGTCTGGTAATGGAGTTATTTCATCAAAAATTATTACAGTCACAACCACAAGTTCTATTGCTGGTTTAGACGTTGATACTGGTTTTCGTATTAAAGGTATTTCAGCATCTGGATATAATGGTCAATTTTCTGTTTCAGAAAGATTAAACTCAACACAATTTACATATCAAGTACAAAATGCGCCGATAATTTCTTCACCAGATCCAGCTGGATCATCAATTACACTTTCTACTGATACTGTAACATCTGCATCACCGTATATCTTTAACGTATCTTTACGTTCAGTTTTTGGTATGTGTGGATTACATGCAGATGGAAGCAAGGCAGATGGATTTAAGTCCATGTTAACTGCACAGTTCACTGGGGTTTCATTACAAAAAGACGATAATGCATTTGTTTTATATAATGAATCCACAGGTTCATATGACGATAATACTGCATCAGGAAATGAAACGATTAGTACAAATTCAAGAGCAGTATATAAACCAGAATATAAAACCTTTCATATTAAGGCAACAAATAATTCAATTATCCAAAACGTATCTATTTTTGCTATTGGTTTTTCTGAACATTTTGTTTCAGAATCTGGTGGTGACCAATCGATTACAAACTCAAACTCAAACTTTGGTTCAAGAGCACTTATATCTGATGGATTTAAGGATGAGGCGTTTTCACAAGATGACGTAGGTTATATTAGTCATATTATTCCCCCAAGAGAAGTTAGCAATACTGAAGTTTCTTTTGAATTTAATTCAATAGATGTTTCAAAAACTGTTGGTGTTGCATCGACTGGACATTTGTACATTTATAATCAAAAAAATATTGATGCACCTCCAGCAAATGTAATTGAAGGGTATAGAGTTGGAGCAAGACAAGATGATAAACTCAGAGTTTTAATTTCAGTAAATGGAACAGTATCTGAATATACATCTAGAATTGTAATGCCCAATACTCAGACAAGCTCTGAGAAAACTGCAATTGTTGGTAGAAGTGTAGCAGGTATTAATTCAATTACGAATAATACTATTACATTTACTTCTGCACATTCGTTTTTAAATGGAGAATCTATAAGAATTTTTTCAGATAATGGACATCTTCCAGATGGAATTTCTCCAAATCAAATATATTATGCAATTACAGATGCTAATGTAAGTAGTGGAATTACAACAAATGTTGATATTAAATTATCTAAAACAGAAGCAGATGCAATTTCTTATTCAACCTCAAATTTAACAAACATTAATTTTAATGATAATGGTGGCAAATTAACTGCAGTAAGTAGAGTATCAGACAAAAATTCTGGTGATATTGGGCACCCAATTCAATATAATACAAATGAAAATCAGTGGTACATTAATGTTTCTTCTGCTGCAACTGAAAATACAATTTATTCAACAATTATAAGTCTAGGAACAACTTCTCTTGGAAGTGCAACTCCCAGAACTTTTATAAAAAGAATACAAGATAATAGAAATTCTGTTGATACATTATATCGTATAAGATATGTTATTCCTTCTAATTCTGAAATTACTGCAAGACCACCAACAGAAGGATTTGTTATTCAAGAATCGAGTACTTCTATTGGATCTACTTCTGGAGAAATACAAACTTATTTTGGAAGTGGATCGATTGCAAATGTAAATGCACAAAGAAATTTCAAAATTATTGCCGGGGCAAATTGGTCTTCAAATGTTGCAAATATTCTAACAGAACTTCCACACAATCTTTCTGTGGGTTCTCAAGTTAAATTAATTCAACTTAAGAGTTCGAATAATGTAACTGGTGCAGGATCTTCTGGGTTTAATGGAACCTATAGTGTAACTGGAATCAGTAGCTCAAAACAATTTAGTGTTGGTATTAATACCAATCCCGGTGTATTCACAAATGATACAAATACAAGAGATACTTTCTTACCACATTTTGTAAGAAAATCTTTTGATAATACATATCACATTTACAGCACACAAGAAATTCAAGAATACATTTCTGGAAAACAAGATGGTGTTTATTATCTGACGGTTTTAAATGCATCAAATGCACCAAATGTTGCTCCTTTTACTGAAGAAACTTATTCGCAACCAATTAAAGAACTTTACCCACAAACAAATAGAGATAATCCAGAATCTGATCCAGTAGAAACTGTATCATTTGCTATTGCAAATCCAATAGGACAAGTAATTGTTGATGATGTTCGTGGAAGCATTACTAGAGAAACACTTACTAAAATCATAAAAGACGTTAATATTGGTGTAGGAATTACTAATATTGTAACTTCTATTGGTGGAACAATTCATACAATTCATACTTCTATTGATCATGGACTCAATAGAATCACTCAAGTAAGTGTTGCTAACAGTGGTTTTGGATATGGTCTTGGAGTTGCAGGAGATTTTTATAATGCAAGACTTGTTGCAATTGGCGCATCTACAACAGGTCTAAATGCAACTGCAAAAATATCATTTAACTCATTTGGTAGCATTACCAATGTTAGAATCATGGATGGTGGTAGTGCTTTTGGAATTGGAAATACTCTCGCAATTGTTGGAGTTGCCACAACCGCAGGTTATTCACAGGCAGTTGTTCAGGTTACTAAAATTTATAATAATGTAGATGATGTAGTCAGAATTGTTGGAGTTTCTTCAAACATTTATAATACCTTAGGTAGAATTACTTCTGTTGGAGTTGGTTCTGCAACTAGGTTTACAATTGAATCTGCATCTGCACTTGCTGGAGTTACTACTGCATCTGCTGGAGTTGGTATAACAGCAACACTCAATTCTTTTGTATATTTGACTGGAGAATCTGTAAGAGTTAATACCATAACATATAACAACACTGTTGGTATTGCAACTATTACAACTTTTGATAGTCATGGACTTTCTATTGATAAAAAGATTCGCCTGTCTGGGGCAAATGAAAGTGTGTATAATGGCGAATTTGTAGTTACTCAAGTTAACAGTTTAACTTCAGTTTCCGTGAATATTGGAGTTACAACTTTTGTTTCTGCAGCAACAGGTACAATTTATATTTTACCAGAAGGATTTACTTCTAATGGTGGAGTTTTAACATTAGAAAATGAAAATCTTAGTGGTAGACAAATTTATCCTTATGCAGGAATCACAACAACTTTGTCTGCACAGATTTCAAATACAAATACAGACCAAATTCAAATAACAAATATTCAAGATTTGGATATTAATATTGGAGATTATTTGTCTGTTGATAGTGAAATTTTAAGAGTAAAAACAACAATCTCAGGCACTCCATCAAATCCAATTTATGTTTTTCGAGGAGTTCTTGGTACAAAGGCATCAACACATACAATCAATTCAATAATCAGAAAAATTAGACCACTGCCGATTGAAATGAGAAGGCATTCTATATTAAGAGCATCTGGGCATACCTTTGAATATGTTGGATATGGTCCTGGAAATTATTCAACTGCATTACCAGATAAACAAAATCGACAAATTAGTTCAGAAGAAGAACTTCTTGCACAATCAACCAGAAGAAATGGTGGTATTAACTTCTATACTGGAATGAATGATAGAGGTGCTTCATTTACTGGTAATAAGAAAGTAAGCACCGTTACTGGTAGAGAAGAAATTTTTGATACTCCAATTCAAACTGTAACAGGAGAAGATATTAGTAATTTTGCAGAAATTAATGTTATTAATTCAATTGAGGGGTATTTTTCTAGATCAATTAAAATAGAAGGTGGATCTGATGGAAATGCTATTTCAGAGTTTAATGGGCCAGCAATCTTCACAAATAAAGTTACATCAACATCAACAAAGGGTATAGAAGCAAATTCTTTATTCTTGCAAGGAGATTCTATTGTCTCAAGAAAATATACTGTTGGTATTGCAACACCATCTCTTGCAGGTAATCCTGGTGATATTGTTTATTATGAAAATCCAGTCAAGGGTGGATATGTTGGGTGGATTTATACAACAGATAACGATTGGTATCGTTTTGGAAACATAAGTATATCAAAGAATTTAAATATTGGTATTTTTGATAAAGTTGGAATCGCAACCACTTCTCCTGGAGATTGTACATTAAGAGTTGGATCCGGATCATCTCTATTCTGTGTTGATGGCAATGGTGTTGGTATTGGTGTAACTGCAGGAGCATACAAGTTAAATGTGAATGGTACCATTAACGGAATATTTGTTGGTGACGGATCTGGAATAACAAATCTTAATGCTGGTGCAAGTGGATGGACACAAGTTGGTGTTGGATT